ACTGTTTTTTCATGATGTCAAAAGTCGCCGCGCGGGACCCGCCAGCCAGAACCAGAGCCCGGAAAACCCCGGCGCCGCCGCCGCGCATCGAGTGGCCGGCCGACGCGGTCGAGCGGCGCCCGCTCGCGGAACTGTTCCCTTATGCGCGCAACGCGCGGACGCATTCCGACGCCCAGGTCGCGCAAATCGCGGCGAGCATCCGCGAGTGGGGCTGGACGATCCCGGTCCTGGTCGACGAAGCCGGCGAACTGATCGCCGGCCACGGTCGCGTCCTCGCGGCGCGTCAGTTGAACATCGAAACGGTTCCGGTGATGACCGCGCGCGGCTGGTCGGAAGCGAAAATCCGCGCGTACCGCATCGCCGACAACAAACTCGGGCTCAACTCCGGCTGGGACGACGAACTGCTGGCGCTGGAACTGGCCGACCTGCGCGACCTCGGCGCCGCGCTCGACCTGACCGGGTTCGACGCCGCCAGCCTCGAAAGCCTGCTCGCCGGACCGACGCCGCCTGACGGGTTCAACGCCTACGACGAAAGCATCGAGACCGAGCACGAGTGCCCCAAATGCGGGTTTAAGTGGTCCGGCGGCGGCCACGCGACGCGGACGGCGGACGATGAAGCGGCGGAATGATCCTCGGGGTCGGAACGAATGACAGCTATGCGCCGCGCTGGCAGTCGCCCGGTTTACCAGCCCCGACGATCACCACGGCGGCCAGCAAGCCAGGCGGGGGGGGGTGGGTCCAAGTGGCGACCTGGATCGAGAGCGACAATCCGAATGGTTTCCAGACCGGCAGGCGGTTTCCGATCAATGAACCGAGCCCGTGCATCATGGCTGGGGGAATGGGCGGCGACAGCCTCGGTCACAGGCACATTCATGACGATGGCAAAGCGATCCCGATGCCGCGTGTGACGGACGGCAAGCCGCCCTACGCCGTGCCCGCGATGGCGGAGGTCCGCGCGCTGCCGTGGAACGGTTACACGGTCGCATCGACCTTCGCGGGCGGCGGCGGATCGTCGACCGGCTACCGCATGGCGGGCTTCAAGGTACTGTGGGCGAACGAACTTACCGCCAGCGCCCGCGCCAGCTACGCCGCGAACATGGATCCCGGCACGATCCTTGACGGACGCGACATCAGGAAAGTCCAGGCGGCCAATATCCTCGCCGCGACCGGCCTGAAGGCCGGCGACCTCGATATTTTCGACGGCTCGCCGCCCTGCGTGTCGTTTTCGACCGCGGGCAAGCGGGAAAAGGGCTGGGGCAAGGTCACGACGTCGCACGACGCCACGCAGCGCCAGGACGATCTGTTCTTCGAGTATGTCCAGCTGCTGAAGGGGCTTCAGCCGCGCGTATTCGTCGCCGAGAATGTGTCGGGGCTGATCAAGGGCACCGCGAAAGGTTACTTCCTCGAAATACTCGCCGCGCTGAAGGGCTGCGGCTACCGCGTCGAGGCGCGCTTGCTCGACGCGCAATGGCTGGGCGTGCCGCAGATGCGCCAGCGGCTGATCTTCGTGGGCGTGCGCGAGGACCTCGGCGCCAAACCGGCCTTTCCGGCGCCCCTGGGCTACCGCTACAGCGTCCGCGACGCGCTGCCGTGGATCAGTGGCCTGGAAAGCGGACATGGCTTCCACCATCACGCCATGGAGCCGGCGAGTAAGCCCGCGCCGGTTATCGTCGCGGGTCGCGCGGTCAGGACGGCGGCGCGCGTGATCCATATTCGCCAGAGTCACGTATTCGACGAACCTGACCGAGTGACAACAAGTGGTCCCAGTCCGACGGTCAGTGCGCTTGGCCTCGGAGCGCAGCGGATTAACAGGATATCCCTCGAAACCAATCTGGTCGGGGAACAGACAGAACGCCGCAAGTTCACCATCGCGGAGCTGCGCCGCATCTGTTCGTTCCCCGACGATTACGAACTCAAAGGCAGCTACGCCGACCAATGGGCGCGCTGCGGCAACGCGGTGCCGCCGGTGATGATGCGGGCCATCGCCGAAGCGGTCCGCGACCGCGTGCTGATCCCGCTCGACCAGAAGGCGGCGGCATGAGAACCGGCCGGCCGCCCAAGCCTACGGTCCTGCACAAGCTGCACGGCACCGCGCGGCGTGACCGGCACGCGAAACGCGCGGCCGAACCGGCGCCGCTCGGTGATCTGATCGAGGCGCCGAACTGGCTCACGCCGTCGCAGCGCGAGGGTTGGGACTACGCGATCACCCATTGCCCGAAAGGCGTCCTGAAGCTGCTCGACCGCTCGGCGTTGGTGATGTGGGTCGAGGCCGAGGACCGGCACCGTGGCGCGATGATCGCGCAGGCGACGCTCAACCGGCGCGCGCCCGACGCCCCCTGGCTGGTCAAGGGCCCAGAGGGCCTGATCATGTCGCCGTACGTCGAGATCATCGACCGCGCGGCCAAGATCATGATCCGGATGATGACCGAACTCGGCTTTTCGCCGGTCGCGCGTCCGCGCATCCGCGTCGTGGCGGCCGAGCCCGCCGCCGGCGACGCGAAGGCCGATCCACGCGCCGATCCGTGGAAGCACCTCGCGGTGATCAAGGGTGGCAAGGCGGGTTAGCGCCGCGCCCCTGGCTTCCGGCGAGGACCCGGCCCGCTTCGCGGCCGATGCGCTGGACTACGCCCACGCCATCGCCGACCGGAAGATACCCGCCTCGCTGCACGCGCGGCTCGCCGGCGAGCGGTTCATCCGCGACCACCGCGATGCGCGGCGCGCGTCCTGCCCCTGGTCGTTCGACGCCGACGCCGCCAACCGGGCGATGTTCTTCGCGACGCAGATGCCGAACATCAAAGGGCCGGAGGCGGGCAACAAAATCGTTTTGATGCCGTGGCAGAAATTCGTTTACGCCAACGTGTTCGGCTTCCGCGAGCGCGAGACCGGCGCGCGCCGGTTCCGCCAGGGCGTCGTCTACGTGCCGAAAGGCAACGGCAAGACAACGATCAGCGCGCCGCTGGCGATGTATATGACCTTCGGCGAGGAAGAAGGCGGCGCCGAGGGCTACGCCGCCGCCGTGACCCGCGATCAGGCGCGCATCCTGTTCGAGACCGCGCAGAACATGGTCCGCCGCTCGCCGGACATGCAACGCGAGTGGGGCGTCGGCGTCCGCGTCAACGCGATTTACCAGGAGCACAGCGCCAGCCGGTTCATTCCGATCAGTTCGGACGCGAAAGCACTGGACGGGCTGAACGTCGCCGTCGCCGTACTCGATGAGATCGGCTCGCATCGCACGTCCGAGGTTTACGACGCGCTGATGACCGCGACCGGCAAGCGCAAGCAGCCGTTCATCCTGTCCATCTCGACCGCGACCTCGAACAGCGCCGGCATCGGCAAGCGGCTGTGGGATTACCTCGCCCGGGTACTCGAGGGCGGCCAGGAGGACGATCGGCTGTTCGGGATCATCTACTCGGTCGACGATACCGACGACCCCTGGGACGAAGCGACCTGGATCAAGGCCAATCCCGGCTGGGGCCGCTCGGTGCAGCCGGACGCCATTCGCGCGATCATGCGGCAGGCGCGCAACAATCCGGCGCAGGAAGCCTCGGCGCGGACCCGGCACCTCAACGTCTGGGTCGGCGCCGACGAAGCCCTGTTCAGCACGCGGGCCTGGAACGCCTGTGGCGACGCCAGCCTGTCGCTCGACGACTTCGAGGGCGAAGAATGCCATCTGGCGCTCGACCTCGCGAGCAAGACCGACCTCGCCGCGCTCCTGATGGTATTTCCGAAGGCGGAACATTATGCCGTGTTCGCCCGCTGCTACCTCAACGAAGCCGCCGTGATGGAGGCGCGCAACCCGTCATACCCAGGCTGGGCGGCGAACGACGAACTGGTCATCACGCCCGGCAACGAAACCGACTTCGGTATGATCGAGGACGATATCGCCGACCTCTGCCGGCGCTTCCGCGTGCTGTCGATGGCCTATGATCCGTGGGGCTCGACGCAACTGGCGCAACGCCTCGCCGCCCAGGGCGTGCCCTGCGTCGAGTTCCGCTCCAACACGCAGAACTTCAGCGAGCCGACCAAGGAACTCGAGGCGGCGATCCGCGCCGGCCGGCTGCGCCACGACATGAACGGGCCGCTCGCGTGGTGCATCGGGAACGTCGTCGGTCATTACGACGCGCGCGGCAACGTCTACCCGCGCAAGGCGCGGCCGGAGAACAAGATCGACGGGGCAATCGCGCTGATCATGGGGATTGCCCGCTGCATGACCCACGTCGAGACCCGTTCCGTTTACGAAACGCGTGGAATGACGCTGGTAGAATGACAGTCGCGGACTATTACGTTTACGTCTTGTTTCGGGAGAATGGCGCGCCGTTCTATGTCGGCAAGGGCCGACGCGGGCGCTGGGCCGTGCATATCATGCACGCCCGTCGCGGACGTGGTGGGCACCGCTATACTCTCATCCGCAAGGTGCTTCGCGACTTGGGAGATGTTCCCGCTATCAAATTGCACGAAGGCCTGACAGAAGC